TTACGATACCGACGGTGTGTAGTGCTGCCCTAAATCCAGCAAGTTCCCGACGGTCTTACTGATGCCGCTGGTCAGCTGCGCCGCGAATCCAGTGTCGGCCATTGTGATGTAAGCTATCAACAGGCCGACCAGAATTACCGCGATGATTAATCCTCCGTATTCTTGAAATATCTCTTTCATAAACACTCTCCTTTCGCTTACATTAGTAATATTGCGGTATTTTTAAAAAAGCCCCACGAAAAATCAAAATATTTTTACTTTTTTCCGTTTTTTTTAGAATTTTTATGAAAATCTCTGTTTATTTTCATAAATCTGCCTTTTTTTATGTTTTTTGCCTTCACAATGTGATAAACAAGGATTCATTCACATTTCTGCGTTGATCTGTTCTGCCAGACCGCGGCAAAATTTTTTTTATTTTTTTTTAAATTCAGGACTTCATTTTTTTCAAATTATGCTATAATAAATGAGCACTTGGAAATCAGAATGCGCGGGTGTAGTTCAATGGCAGAACACAACCTTCCCAAGGTTGCTACGGGAGTTCGATTCTCCTCACCCGCTCCACAAGTTGTGCAGATGTAGTTCAATGGTAGAACGCGACCTTGCCAAGGTCGACACGGCGGTTCAATTCCGCTCATCTGCTCCATTACGATTTAAGCCCTTAATTTAAAGGGCTTTTTTAATGTTCATACATAAAAAGACGAAAAAAAGACGAAAATTTGACTGTTTGATTAAACGAAGATCGTTGTGTATTATAGAATCAGGGGGGTGAATTTATGGCTGTAAAGAACATTGGGAAAAGTAACTGGGAAGCTCGCGGAAAATATAAAATGCCTGATGGAACATATAAAGACTATCGACGAAAAGGATTCAAAACAAAGGCGTCTGCCGAAGAGTTTGAGAGAAATTTAAAGGATCAAGGGAGGTTAGGCGTTGCCGTTGCAAAATCTCAAATAACGTTCAGTGCGCTCACTGAAATGTATTTAAAAAGTAAAAGAGGTAAAAAGAAGACAAGCTCTATCATTGATGATGAAACTGTATTTAAAAAAATAAACACAGATATTGGAGATGAAAAAATAATAGGATTAAACCGGATTAAACTAGAAAGATATTTTTTATCACTAGATGAAAAAGGCTATTCCATCAATTATATAGATAAAATCTATTTCTGTATCAAGAAGGTCCTGACCTATGCAAAAAAAGAACACCTGGTTTCTTATAATGTTATGGATGACATAGAAAGAGTTAAAAGGTTAGATGAAGTTAAAGAGGAAATAAAATTCTGGACTCCAAACGATTTAAAGCAATTCTTAACCGTCGTCAATAACGCTACTCTTAAAGATTTCTATGAATTCTTGTATTGGACAGGATTGCGGCGCGGAGAAGCGCTTGGCATTACCTGGGAAAAAGTTAACTTTGAAGAACGTACGCTGCGAATTAACCAGCAGATCAGCGTGAAGCTTGGCGAGGATGTTATTACCTCTCCAAAAACAAAAAACAGCATTCGTACTCTTAAAATGCCAGAAGTCATTTATAATATGATGAAACGAAGGTACGAAGAAGCGAGAATTCTAAACGGATTTAATGAGAAATTCTTTGTCTTTGGGAATGACGTTCCTTTGAAAAGAAATTACATCCAGAAAAATCTTGATAAGTACATTATCAAATCCGGAGTTAAAACAAGAATCACCATACATGGATTTCGGCACAGCTGCGCATCCTATCTTATTAATAGCGGATGCAATATCCTTGCTGTAGCAAAATATCTCGGCGATACCGTTGATACATTAACCAGCACTTACGCTCACCTATTTACAAATACCCAAGATGAGTTAATCGCAGTGATTGATCAAAATAATAAAAAAGAGGACTAACCGTTATAGGAAAGTCCTCTTTGCTTTATTTTTGTTGCAAATGCTCATCCAATCTGTGATGAGCTGATTTTGTTGATTGCTCTATAATCACGACTTTTTTGCCCAGATCGTTAACCTCATCTTGCAGTTCACTGACGTCAGTTTTCACTCCGGTGATTATGTCCAGTTTAGCGTTTATCTCACCCCTCCATTCTGCATCTCCGCTGATCTTTTTCTCGCGGCCCGATAACCACCCAGCCAAGCCTACAAAGCAGCCGACAAGGCTGACCATCAGGCTGATCGCAATCGTTGTCGATCCATCCATAGTTAATCCTCGTCTTTATGATTGATTTGGCTCAGCGGTTTAAAATAAGACCACTTACCTTCTACCGCTTTATAAAATACATCAGCACCAATAAAGCCCACATGGCCAACAAGGACAATATAAACGATATCCCAGATGGTCATCGGTGTCATATCGCAAAGCACGTAACACCAAGCAAAAGCAAATCCGACATTGAGCATCCAGCTGGTCAAAACCAGCTTTGATTTTGTCGGCGCGATCGCTTCCTTGATCTTCTGGATCAGCAGCGACGCAAACACGCCGACGATGAGTGCGATTAAGCACATGTAGAGTAATGTTTGAGTATTTGGCATAATATAGCCCTCCTTCTTATATATGGAAAAGGAAGAGAATCATTTCCCTTCCTTCATTCCCATTTCTTCAATCATTTTTCTAATCCTTTTTAATTCTGCTTGATATTCTTCTTCGGTCATTTCTAGCACCCTGCCACTCATTCCGAAAGTCCCTGCGTCAATCTCCCCATTGCGTTCTTCAGCATCTTCTCCGTTCGGATTATCATCCGATTCGATAATCTTTTTGATTGCGTCTAGCGTTCCGTATTTTTCATAAATTTCTCTATTCAAAATTGATTTTGAATTCTCTATTGGGATTTCATCACTGGTGGCAAGATTCTTTGTTAGCTTTTTTTCAAAAAATGATTTATACGCAGCCATCTGTGGGACGCCCATCTCAATCATTTGATGATAAAAGCCTGTTTGTTTCTCGCTTAAGGTTCTATAGTCTTCTTTAGCAAAAGCACGGCCTTCTTTCGTTGCTCCTGATCCAAATAACATTCCAGCAGCAAAGTTAAATGGATCTTTCGTGTCAATCGGATATTTAAGTTTTCCGGCACTGTCATAAGATCCGGTACTTCCTCGCTCCATCGCTTTAAACCACTCAGAAGGTTTTTTACCAAAGTTAAGATTAAAGTCAGGTACTACTTTTGCATCTTCTAAAAACTTGTAGGTTCTTTCCAGTTGTTTGCCGCCGAACGGTGTTACAAAATTACCAACAAAATTTTGCCAGTCCACATCTTGACCTGTTAAGCCTTTTACCAAAGGTCTGCTAAGTGCGCTTAAGCCAACATTTCCCACCCCGTACCGAGTAGGATCAGCTTCTCCAAAAAACTTCTCGGAATCCTTGTCAGAGAGTCCTAAGAAAGCGATAGATTGAGCACCAAACGGAGCGTTAGAAGCAATTTCACCACCTAAACGACCAACAAGATTCGCTTTATTGCTGATAACATCATCCATAGCATCAATTAAATCCATGCCTACGCGATTACCAGTTAGTTTCTCATTTAGATTATTCATAAACCAAGTTGTAATAAAAATTGCCAGCAAAGGTACGAACTTTTTATCAAATCCCATTTGCTTCATCATTTGCCAGGCATTATTTACTTCAACCTGGAATGGAGCAACGAGCTTAACAATTTCGCTTTTTTGCGTGAGTGGGATTTCGCCGACACCACGGCCCGCTACAGCCCGGCGAACGACATCATCAGCGTAAGTCACAGGGTTTTCTACATTTAGACGTTGCCCCTGTTCGTAGGCAGCGAACCACATGGATTCCGCCACTGCCTGATCGCCGAATTGGAGTGTCCACGCAGAAAAGTCCTTGAGTTTGTTCAATGTCCCTTCGTCAAATTTTGAGAAAATATCGTCCATAAATCGTTCCTGAAGGAACGTGCTTTGGTTAATGGGCGATGATTCAAAATCCGTCTGCTGGTTAAAATACTTACTGCTTAATTTTTGTGTAACGTAAGCAGTATAATCCTTCATTCCCTTGGCGATATCCGAAGAAGCTTTTACACCGCCACGATCAGTTAAAATCCCTAGCGCATTAGGTAGATTATAGAACTGTGATACAGCACTGTTTAAGTTCCCCATTACCGCATTTCCTTTGACTCTGCCATTAATCTTCTTCATTAGCTTCAATGCTTTCCGACCGTTATTCGTATTAGCTAATACTCGGTCGATATAATTGGTTTTGCCGGCAAGATCATTTGTGTAGTTTGACAGCCAGTTTATAAACCTTGTGTTCTCAACTCCAAGATCATCAGAAGCTTTAACTAACTGCTGAATATCGCCACGATACTTTGCGACAACAGGATCGAAGGCGATCTTATGTTCTGCGATCGGAATGTAGTTAAGCATACCCGCGACTGCATCTTCAGTGTAATGCGAATTCCCATCGCGACGCTGCATGAAGGAAGCCCATCTCGATTTTGGTTTTGTAAACTCACTAATTCCCGCCAGCTGGTTTGAAACGCCCTGATTGTTTTCCGAATTAAAGATGTCGAGCAAGCTATCAGCCATAGATAATTCCTGAAAATGTCTGTAATAATCTTTTCGCGGCTTTAACCGCTTGTTTTTATAAACGTTATCTGAAATCTTAGCAAATTGGTTTTCACTCGCACGGATCATTGATTTTGCTTTCGACACTTCCGCGATCGCTGATGCGATATCTTCCGATTTTGCATTTTTTGCTTTTAACTGCACAACTTTCTCGTTCAAAGCTTTTACCATCGTTTTTTGATAGTTGATCTTTGCCATGAGTTCGTTCTGCTTATCTTCTACTTGCTGCTTTAAGGATTCCTCAGTGTAAATTTTTTCGAGAGTTGCGTTCATTCTTCCGACATATTCATCATACATTCCTCGGAAAATTCGGTCTGCTTTTACAATGTCTTGCCACTTATTCGGGAAATCTTTTTGTAAATCTGAAAGCGAGTAAGGTTCAATTCTGTAAATGTCCTGCTCTCTAGCCAGGATTCCTTTTCCAATTTTTTCACTGCCTACTTTAATCTGCCGTTGTCCTTCGCCATACCACTGCACGGCCGCTGATTCTTTTGATCCTTTTTTGATCCCTAATTCTTTCACGACTTTTGTATATAGTTTATTAACATTGTATTGTTTCCATTTTACAAAGCTTTTTTTCGCAATTTCCATCGGCTTTTCAAATACATCATACAGCTTTCTTCGCACTTCTTTGTTGCCGTCAGCTACGATATCCAAATTCTGTTGGGTTGTCTTATTTGGCGATCCGTAGTTTTTAATCATTCCAGCTAATCCTTTAGCGTCAAATTGCTCTGTTATTTGATCCCCAGCTTTGGCTTCGCTCAGTACTTCTTTCGTTGCGTCTTCATAGGCTTTGCTTGTAGGTCTTCCGGATGCTAAATCCTTAGAGTATTGCTTTTTAGCCACTTTATCATAGTAAGATTTATCTGATCGATAAATGATTTCACTTTCAAAGTCTTGAAGGATTTCATTCAAGTCCGCCCGAAGATCATCTTTTGTATAGCCATAAGCATCGCTAATGTGATGAGTTTCTGGCTTTAAGCTCTCAACCAGATCAGCAATTGCTCTCACTTGATCGCCAGCGTGTGAAACATCTTCCAGCTGCGGATAAAGTGTTTTCAGTTCCTGATATCGTTGATCTATATTTATTCCTTCTTTTTCGCTGAAGCTTACAATATTCTTGAGTGATTTAACGATTTCTTTGTGATCCGGGATTTCTGATGCTAACAATCTACGATTGACTTTTATCTTTGATCCTCTTAGCTCGTTTAGAAGTTGTTGATAATCCGCATCCATTTCCGAATCCGGAACATACGAGTTTGACCAAATTTCATTGAACAGTCGATCTCTTATTTCGTCTGAAATTTTCGAATCCTTTAAAACGTCTATGGCTGCCGAATCAATTAAGTTGTCTATGTCCGAACTATTGGTTTCTGTGCTGAAATCCTTGAACAGTTTTGATTTCAAATTTCTTTTGTAATTATTGTATGAAACTATATTTTTACTTAATTCTTCTGGTTTAACCTCTGTTTTTTCGATTATATCGGAATTCTTACCGAGCGACATTTTTTTATTGTCATTCGTTTCCCCATTAGCTATAATATTGTTGAACCCTGAATCACCGACCGTTTCGGACGTTCTAGCTTCGGCATCAATAGATGCATTAGCGTTGGTGGTAGGGGTTCTTTTTTGCATATATTGTGGTGCGTACATTGTTTTCAAAGTTAACCTATGCTTTTTGTTTGAAATCAGTTCAACGCACGCAAGATTATCTTCACCAATTTTTTTAAATAATGTTAGGGCATGGTTACCACTTTTTTTATCAATGCCAAAGTCAGAATAATCAAAATTATTAATTATATCTGTCATATATTTAAAATCATCTTTACTTAAAGTTCGGCTATTTCCTTTGCTAATTTCTTTCTTTAAATCATATCCGTGCTGATTAATAGAATGTAAAACTTCGCTTGAATTCATTGTTATGCTAAAACCGGAAATATCATAGTTATACAATTGTTTGATTTTTTCTGCTAGGCTTTCTTTGACTTTGCCTATGTATAAATAACGCTGATCATTATTATATTTCCCAGTTAAACTGTTCTCAATGTATTCATCAAATTCTATATCTTTGCCAAGAATCAAAATTTTTTTGTTTTTTTCTAACTGAGACAGTTCCTCTTGAGAATACATATCAACATTTTTTTCATTAATTGGGTCAAGACTATATATCGTTTCATTTTTTTCTGTATTTTTTGATAATCTGCCTTTTGTTTCAGGAAGTTTATTTATTCTTTCCGAAGATGCCAAATTTCTTCGATTCGATGCATCTCTTGCTTCCACTTCCCCTAAATTATCCATATATTCTTCAATGTAATTAGAATCGTTCTTTTCATTGAGCAGATTTTCATATTCTTTCAGCGCGTTATCACCATATTTTTCTGCAATTGATTTACGCAAAGAAGATGTATACTTATCAAATTCGGCAAAAGAACTAAATTTTCCGTTTGTAAGTTTTTGTACGACTTCCGCTTCCTGCGGAGTTCCCCAGCTATTTAATGCTTCGCCCCAACCTTTTGTAGAGCTTTCAAAGTTTTTATACGCTTCATCAATTCCCGCATTTTGAGATAAGAATTTTCCTAATTTAGCTTTTTTCGCTTCTTCTTTTCTTAATGCCGAATCTTTGGCTTTTTTTATGTTTGAACCTGATTCGAAACCTTCTTGCTCTTGAATTGCATGTTGAATTTCATGAATTAAAGTTGATTCAAAGTTTCCTTCTCTCAAAGTATTAGCATTAATTCTAATTTTCTTCTGTTGCGAATTAAATCCACCATTTATATTATTTGGTGCGCCTTCAAGCAATTCGACAGTGTAACTTTTTAAGGATGGGTAATGTTTGTACAATGTCGGATGTGCCATGACATCTTCTAAATCTACCTCTCCAAATAACTTAAGCAAAGCTGTATTAAATTGCGCTTTGCTATCATCAATTTCAAAGCGCCATTTCCCATCAGCTTTTTTTACCCAACCTGTTTTTTTCCACGTTGTTTCTGTGTCTTCTGTGCTGTTTTGTGCTTCTTCGTATCCATCTGGTATTTCTTTAGCGTTAAGGCCACCAAACATATATTGTGCATCTAAATTATTATCTGCCTTTGCATCTTCAATTGCTCTGCGGTAAAGTTTTTCACATTCTCGCAGCTGGTCAGTGTAGGATTTAGCTTCTGACGACTGGCTACCGAATAATTTAGACAACGTTTCTCTGATCCAGTCCAAAATTTTCTGCGCCAAATTCCGATTTTTAGTCGCCAATAGCCTTATGGATTTTTCATCTTTAAAAAGATATTCTTCTGCAATTCGCGCATTAAGTTCCTTAATCGCATCAGTTTCATCGAGCTGCACTTTTCCTTCGGACACTTTCTCATATTGGTTAATGATATTTTCTTTCATTTTCGCCAAATCCCAGTGATTCGCTTTCGCTATTGCTTGAACAGCTACGCTAAACTGATCATACATGCCGCTGTTTTCGATGTGATGCGTCATTTCATGGACAAGGACGCATTTAGCTGGATTCTTCGTTCCTTTTGAAATGAAGATCGTACCGTTTTTATACATTCCATTAGCACCATATTCCAACGATTCTACAAACTGAACAGGAACGCCAGTTGCGTTTGATATTTCTGCTATTGTTTCAATTTCAGTTTGATTAAATCCGCCGATTTTCTTGGCTGATTCAAAGATCGCTTTTTTATTTAACCGCTGGGCCTGAAATCTGATTGCTGTATTTTTACTTTTTAAACTGTCTATTTTAAACTGAGTAGTTTGAGGGATTGCTTCAGAATCAACTGGTTGATTTACGTTGTTGTCAATTGCCTGCAATTGCGAACTATTGTTTTCAATTGTCTGCGACTGAATATTATTGATATCATTTGAAATCAATTGTCTGTTAGGCTGTACACGAGCTTCGTTTGCGTTCTCGATCGCTGAAATGGCGTCAGTAACATCAGCACCCAGATTTTCAGCGTTTAATCCTATACTTTCTTGCGGCTGTATTACTGCGTTATTTACAACGCGTTCTTCAGTTACAGTTTCAGCTGGAATTTCAATTGTAGGTTTTGTTTTTTCATCTTCTCCATCTTTAACATCGTTTTGAGATGACTTAGATTCTTCAATTCCTTCGTTCCATGTTGGAGTATAAGTTAAAGGATTTTTCCCCGTTGCCACTTGTACGCCCATTTCTCCAGCATTCATAACAGCAGATGTTAATGATCCTAAAAAAGCAGCCTGTAAAGCATCAGGAGCTACATTTTTTAAACGTTCCTCAAGTGTTTGACCTTTTTTTGCGTCTGTGTAAATATCAACTAAAAATTCACCGGCAATTTCAGAGACAGCTTCTTCAACACCTTCTCCGAAAATATTAATAAGTTTTGAAGCTATCGCTTTGCCAACCTCGCTTTTTAAAGTCTTATCTATGAGTTCATCTACAATTTTCTCTACGCCTTTCCCCAAAAAGCCCTCTTTATTCAACCCCGGAATGCCACCAAACATTTTTTCAGTAGCAATTTCCACTGCTCCAGACGCCATACCATAAGTGATGGCATTTTCTAAGTTTGCACCATCCTGCATTGCTTCGTGCGTCGCTCCGCCCATCGCACCAATCCCCATCAAAGGTAGGCCAGAACCCGGAGCAAATACGTTAGCAGCAATTGTAGGTATCATATTCCCTATACTATGCGCAACTTCTCCACCGATAGCCCAAGCGCCTTTTGCGGTTCTCTGGTCTCTTGGGGCAAGATCAAATAGTTCGTTTACCTTCGCTTGCTTTTGCATACCTTCTTTTTTGTTTACTTGTAGCTGTCCGATAAACTGTTCTCCGCCAATCTGATTGGCAACTTTAGCCATGTCATCCTGCCGCTGCTGATAACGATAAGCGCCTTGGTTATAAAAGTTTCTAAAGAAATCTTCGATCCCTTCAATGCCTTTATTTATATGGTAAGGCAACGCATTATTCCAAGATACTTCTTCACCTGGTGCTCCATACAAATCTAAATCATGTAAGCGCTGTTGAGCTTGCCGGAATGTCTTTTGATCGGAAAACTTCGTGTCTTTCATAATTTGTTTCAAACGTTCGCGATCTGTGCTAGCACTAATTTCGGCGGCTAAAGGTACTTTTGAATAAGTTCCTTCTTCCAGATCAACAGTGCCATTTTTTGTATCAAAAATTAAAACAGGTTTCCCGGCTGCACGTTTGGCAGCCAGGGATTCCTGTTCTTTTGCTTTTTCTTCTTCTTCCATTTCTTTTGGTATATAAACAGTAGGTCTTGGGATCGCTATGTTTGTTTGTCTTCTGCTTCCGTTATAATCATTATTTCCTTGATCATTTCCATTCCCCGAAAATCCAACTGCGGATTTAGGGATAAATACTGTGGGCATACACTACCTCCTGTTATCTATACTCTGTTCCGAACCCGTATCGCTCTGCAAGAATCTTCGCGTCAGCGGAAGAGATGATACCTTGTTTTACGGCATTACTGATATATTTAGCGATCGTCGCATCGTCAGCTCCTGACATCTGAAGACTCTGGAAATAGCTTTTTCCCGCAGATGATAACCCTGTCGCCGAAGATGCTTCGCCTGTATTTTTACCGATTTCTGTATTGATTCCTGTTCCGGAAGCTACACTCTTGGCCCTCGATTGGGCTTGTGATTGCTTCGCTTGCATCTGCTCCTGAAGCATAGCGATGTTGTTTCGCAGCGCTTCTACGGATGCTGACGACTGTGCGTTGGCAATCTGTAAATCGCCTTGTGACCTTACATCAGCAATTGCCCGCCGGATCGCGTCAGCTTCAGCTTGCTCTTGCAGGTTGATCTGATTTAAGCGGTTGCTATAATTGGTAGACATATCAAGGCTCTCTTGCCGCCCTGCGCCGCTGTCCAGTGCACCGCGATTTGCTTGTGTTTCTCGCAGCGCTCGCATTGCTTTATAGCGCTCAACCTCAGACTGATTTTTAAGTGGCTGATAAGTACCTGGCAGCGCGTCCAGCTGACCTTGGTACTTATTTGTTGCCTGCTCGACCTGGCTGCGGATCGCGGCGATATTGGCTTCCATTTGCTGGCGCTGCATCTCTGCGATCATCGCTTGGAGCTGACCGTAATAATCTGGGGCGGAGTAGCCATAACCGCCTCCGCCGCCTCCACCTGAATTTACTTTTGGTTTAGATTGTGCAGGAGCTTTATCGTAATATGAAGCTCCTGGCAAAAACATGTAATCGCCAGCCATGATTTACGCCTTCTTTCTGTACAATTTTTCTGTTACTTCCTCGTATTCTCCCTGTGGCTCTGGGTCAATCAGCTGGATGTAATCAGGATCAGCCTGCACGTAAACAATGATATTGCCGATCCGTACCATAGCCCACGTATATCCGTCCTGAGCAGCTTTTTCCGTAACCGCCAGTAAAGGGTACTCTTTACCCTTTTCGAGCCACAGGCTGTCTGGTTCGAGCGTACCCATGACGTTGTCGCGGGTGCGGTACTTGTCACCGACAGTGCCCTTTGTGCAGCGAGCGATGCTTGTAGTTTTGTTGATCATCTTAACTTCCTCCTTTACATTTACAAATGCGAGTGCGTTTGGAATTCCACGCTCATGGCCGTCAGACGGATTATTGACGATCGTCCGCTTGCCTGCACTATCCTCAATTACCATTTCCGACGATCCGGAACTGTCCAGCGCAAAGCAATAGGCCACTTGTTTCGACAGCGCAAACTCCTGCGCCTGCCGCAATGTGATACCCTTAGACCCTGCGATCTCATCGACGATCACAAACTCCGCTGTATTATCCCAGTGAATCATCAGCAGCGTCTGAGCGTCTACTTTGTCCAGCCTATCCCAGCTTTCAGCTGACATCTGTTCAACGGCTTCGCCGTTGCTGACGATGCAGCCGGCAACGGAAATTCCGACGGTCACGCCGTGTTCTTTGCGCCAATCCCAGCTGTTCATATCACCGTAATGCAGCTGCCCATTTTCAAGCAGTACAAGATCGATCCAGCCGTCAATGTCTGGAGCTTCATCTCGGCGCTCGCCTTGATCGCGGCCGATGATCTGGCCTTGATCCGGGCCTGTTTCCAGTTTGAAATAGCTGCAATTAATAAGGCAGTTAACCTTGATCGACTTGTCCTGCGGATAAATCTTTGACAGCGGTAAAAGCTGTTTAAAATCATTTTGCAGCAGCATAAGCTTCTCGCCCGGCTGCTGCCGTCTGCTGTAAAACCTCCTGTTATAAAGATATTCTTGAACTACATGATCCATAGATTCCTCCTTCCGCGGCGTTCTGCGCCACGGATATTTATCTTTGTAGTCGTTTGTCTTGACGATCTGAACATCATCAGGCACAAACAGCACATCGTAAATATGCTGCTTACCGCCGGTTGACAGCATGCCGTAATTGCCGTTGCCGACGTTATACCAGTACGCTCCGGTCAAATGTCCGCGGGCGAACACGGCGTGGACGTGCGTTCCGAATTTTCCGTTTACTCCGCTACCTTTACCACCTTCGCGATAAAAGGCTTCCCCCTGCCGGATCACCGCGCCTACATAACAATTCGGCAGCATATCGGCATCGTTACAATGTGCGAATCGTCCACAGACATAATCCGTAAATGTAGGTGTTTCAACAGGTTCTAAGGATTCAAAAAAGACGGTATTCGCCGCCTTATCAATCTTTTTTACTTTTAAATCAAAGGGAGCAAAGACTAAATCCTTGCCCCCATCTGATCCTCCGAAATCAAGGGCGTAGGTGCCCTTGTGTGTTGTGTAATCCTCTCCGGCCGTGCAGCGCAGCACAGCCATGAAAAAAAGTGCTTTTTGCACTTTATCCCTCCTTTACTTTAAAGCTACAAAAGTAACCTGGTAGCCTATTCCATTTCCGCTGACTGATCCGCTAATCAATTCAAATTTGATAGATTTGATCTTTCTGTTTACTTTTAAGACAGCATTTTCACCGCCAACTGCTCCGCTGTTTGTCACGGAATAGATTGTTTGTTGAGTGCCATCTTCCAAGGTCACTATAACGGTTACCGTCGCTTTGTAGTCCGAAAAGCTCCTAAACCATGACATGTAAACATTGTCTACATAAACAGGCTTCTCAAACGTCTTTGATCCACTTACACTTCCCGGCGACTGCCGTGCGTCAAATAGATTAACTACCTCATACTTTGAACCTACATTTTCTACAAATTCTACCCACTGTCGAACGAGAACTTTGTTTTCTTTCATCTGGCTGGTTCCGGAAGCGGTGAACTTTATGTATTTGACCTTTCTGCCTGGATCAAAAGGAATGTATACCGTTCCGCTTCCTCCGGAATATATTTCTTCAAAGGAAACTCCGTCTTCAGAAAACCAAAGCTTCCAGGAATTTGTATTTGTTCCTGAAAGCTGCATAGTCAACGGGATTTTATTATCATAAGGAAGCTTTAACGTTGCACCAATTGATGTGCCGTTAAATGTTGGACTTGCGCCTGTTCCAAAAATATTACCCCATGGCTGAAAATACGGATTATTTGAAGTGTTCAAAATCTCATACCCCGTTGAATCTGAGGTTAGGTTATACATATATCCGCTATTAATAATTAGACGACTGCTTTTACTTCCGCCTTTTTCGCCAAACAACATTTTTACTCACCGACCTTCTCGAGCCAATCAATGACGCCACCGCCCTGATAATGTGCATCTGGTGCATATCCTACGCCCTGACCATAGAAATGCAACCTTACGCCCACACATTCTTTTAATTGTGTTCTGTTTTGCTGTCCGCCACCGCTGTATCTTGAGTAACTCTTCGGTCCAGTACAAGCTTCTACTGTACCATCTTCGTAGATAAACGCCATTTCCGTAATTCCGGCCCAGTTGTTACAATAGGTATAGCATTCAAGCACTACTAGTGGCTTAGGAAATTTGATATACCAAGGGTATTCCGCTGGATTAGCGATAGAACTTGCATTATTGAAATTGACATTCTGCCCCATGTTAAAATAGGAATCCGGAAGATTAGTTTCCCATCCTGACTGGTCTTTATATCTGGCAAAAAAGTCTTTCGCATAGTTTCCGCGAAAACGTTGATATTTTTCAATCCCGCCAGATTTCTTACTGGATTTTTTACCGCCGAACAACATGTTCGACACCTCTTCTCTGACGTTGCTTAGCACTTTTACAAAGTGCGTAAAGCGGGTAGATAAAATGGTTTTGAGCGCTTTTAAGCGCCCCCCCCGACTCTTCTGAGTCCTATGGCAGTAAAAGAATTAAAATGTGGGTCACGACTATTCGGGCTGAAGTAAATGCTAAAAGATGTTTTGTTTTTTAGCGCTTCAGGCGTTTCAAACAAAGAAATGTCTAAAATTAAATCTTGAATTGTGTAACCTGGACTGTACCCATAATCATCGGCATACAAACTGCCAATCCGGTGACCGTTACCTGCGGAGTCGCGGTAATAGATGCTCTCATTAGACCTGTCGAATTGTTGATAGGAATAAGAGATTTTAAATTGGTAATACCCTTTCGGGAAAGTAACAACTACTCCACTATTTTTATTATTTTTTACCGAGCAACTAACCGGTTCAGTTTCCAGTGGATTTCCGCCTGTTTTTTTTGATCCTCCAAACAGCATTTATCCCAACTCCTTCCAAACGATATTGTTCAAAACAACATCTGCGCTTGGCTGCGCGCTTGCGTAAAACCTGATCTTCCCTGCCATTGTATTACCTCTCTCTATGATGTCATCTGATCCCGGCTCGGCTTCATAGTCCACTTTACAGGTTTCGGTCATTCCCGCTACTGTGTAGTCAGAGCAAAATCCGTAGAAACTTGCATAACCGTCCGTATTAGCCACAAACGAAGCGACCGTTAAAGTTACATTTTGAATCAGGTGTTCGTCTGTTAAACCGTTAAGTTTTTTTACCATTGCTGGTGACATAACGCCAGCGGCTGATTCAGTCGCTACATTTGGCATTGGATGGCTGTGTGGCGGGATTAAATTACTCATTGCATCCATCTCTTATCCTCCCTTCGTGATCCGTACCAATGGGATCGTTATCGTTGTTGTCGGCTTTGTTTTTGCGTAGATCGCGATCGCATTTGCCGCGATCGCACCTACACAAAAATTCATTCCGGCAACATCAGAATCAGAAAATTTTAAGTATGCCTGATCCGCTGTCGCTATCCCCGATACAGTCAGGTTTGCTTTAAAGCTATACCCTGATTTTTCCGACGATGCCGCCCATGCCGTGGTTGAAATCGTCAAATTTGTTTTGTTGACTACCTTATTATTAAAACCATCAATGATCTCATTTATCTTTGCGATCACCTGCGATGGCTTTAACGCTTGAGTGATCTTAGCTACTGCCATAGGATCACCCCGCTACACTAACTCGATATAGCCCGCAAATTTGTCTGCGCTGTAAATCACGACATTGGATGTCTGATAATCGACATCCACAAGCACCTCATAATTGCTCGATCCATCGGTCTTGTGGACTCCGCCAACAAGTGATTTACCGTTGTGAGGGATCGTCAACGGGTAAAGTCCGTTTGATATCGTGCCCCATTTTGAGTCGGAAGCTGTAAAGCTCACTTTTGTTTTGGTTGCTTGTCCGCTGGCCGCTGCTGCCGCATCCCAGCTTGTGATCTTAGCTGCATTAATCCCGTCCAAAGCGGATTTATTGTTGTGGGAATGCCGTGCGTTTGTGTTGGCGGTGATCTCATCTTGCACCGCCTGAAGCAGCATTGCCTTAGTTATGCTGCCAGTCTTAATGACCGCAGAAATTTTGTGATCCGCTGACATCGTGAGGTCAATGGTTGTTGTATCAGTAACACCATACTCATTGATAAATGCCGACATCGGAATCGGGTAACTTGTACCATCGTCTAAAGTTAAAACAAGCTGTTGATTTGTGGAATCATAAGTGAAATTAGTGACTACCTTTTCCAATTTGGTGTCAACAGTAATCTTTGTTCCATCCACCTTGGTAAAAGTAAAAACGCCCGTACCTTCCGAATAACTGACACCGCTGACCAGCGGATTAAATCGATCCGCATGAGCGTCTGCCGCTGTATTGTGACTTGTAAGTGCGGTCTTATCTGCCTTGTTGGTGTATAAATCTGTAAAGTTATCCGCGATCGCTTTGACAAAATCCTTAAATCGCTGCCCTAACTTTATTGTTGATTGAGACATGTTTCTGCCTCCTCCACTTGTATTCTGCCTGCAAAGGGCAGTTCCGAATAAATGATCACGTCTCCGTTAATCATGATGTCATAACTAACGATCACATCGTGCAGATTGTTATCCTCGTCTTTTGATACGATGCTCTTTACAATCGCCTGCGTGCCCAGCCCGTGTAGTTCAGCGGGCAGGATCAGGCGCTTATAATTCAAGTCATCTTCCCAATCCGCTGCCGTGAAATCGTGGTTGTAATATGCCTTAGACAATGTATTGATATTAAGCCCGGTGTAATCAAGGCGGCCAATTAGTTTCTCGTTCATGCGCTACCTCCTGAGGTTACTGATATCGTTGACTCAATGATTACAAAGCGTTTGCCGTTTGTTTCCAGCGTCACCGAGTAGTTATAATCTCCTGAGTCAAACATTTCAGTTTCAGCTGCGGTGATCGTCAGATCGCCAATTAAATACTTGCTCATTACTGTTCCGCCGGTTGCGTCCGTAACCCTGAAGATTAAGGAATCCGAAGATGAAGGCACATACTCATTACCGACCTCATCAGTGATCTGGATGGCCTTGCTATAATCAGAACCTTTAATCAAATTGATCTTATTGGTATCGCCATCCATCCAAGGCGCTACACGGTCTATTTTGATTGTTTTGATGGTAATATCCTCTGTTGGGATTTTGTCCAAGACAACCTTTAGATAGCCGTCCTCCGTCGCGCAATGACCTTGATACTTAAGAGCTGGCTGATCAAAAACGACTGAAGCAAAATCTGTTGCTTTTAGTCCTACAATCCTGACCTGGGCGCTGATCACGTCGCCTGAACTGGAAAACTTAGACTTAGGTATAGTGACATCCTCGATATAGTAGCCATAGCTTGACCCGCCTGATCCTCCGCCGCCAGAACCAAAGGTCTTGACTACGATCATCTGGCCATCGTCGCTCACTTCAGCATTTAAAAACTGGAGCATTTTCCGCTTAGGAAATATCGTTCCAGTTTCATCAACAACCTGCGTAGACATTAGCAGTTCAGTCCAAACTTTGTTATCATCCGATTTTTCCAGATTTCCGTCCGCAGACATGCGTAAGTATCGGATATCATCTGATATCACGCGATTACGGTCTAAAGCGGCGATCTGATCCGCGATGCTGGTTGCTGGCGTGCCGTCAGGTTTAGTCATTGTATCTGATTGGCCAGTACCTGACATATCCGACGACGCGCCTTCTTCCAAGTTGCCGATCAGATTATTGATAAACTCTTTCGTCTGCTTATGTAGGCTATAAAGTTGTTCACGGGCTTCTGTTTCGTTCTCCGGATCAGGATATTCCGCCGAATTCAGAAAGCCGTCTTCCGGATTAAATTTTAGTTTTTCCATTTGTACCTCCTTCCTATTTAATTTTTTTAACAGGAACGTACATAAACCTCAGTGCTGAGATCGACATATCCCGGTTGTACTCGTTATTGCCAAACCACACGCTTAAAAGCTGTATTTTTTTAAGTGAACAGTTACGGGTGAAGGTTTTTCCGAAGTTGATTACAGTCCATCCAAAGGAAGACCATGCGAATTTAGACCACATGTGGCTGTAAACCTGAATGTCCTCGACTTCTTCCTCACCATCCCGGCTATCCTCTGTAATATACCGAATTTTAATCCGGGTTGGCGTATCGCCGCGCACCATGACAAACATTTTTTTGACCGTTTTAAGATAATCAAAAAGTCCGAATTGCATAAACGGAGTCTGGTAATAGCTGTTAATCGGATCGCCGAAATCATTGAATTTAGGCGTTAAGCCGACCAGCCGATCGCCGCGCGCGTGAAACAGGTCTTTGTCATCCACCACCCAGTCATTGACGTGAAAATTATCAAACAAAAACCAAGCCAGCGACTGTGCGTCAAAATCAGGATTGCCGCTGTACTTATACGGACTTGTCGTGTAATCCCACAGATAAACCTTGCCATTAATCGCTACCCAGTATTTTCCGTCAAAATTCACTGTTCTTGCTTTCGGCAGATCAGTTTCCTGCAAAAGCCCCGGACTTCTGAATCCGCCGTTAATATTACGGCTGATTACCTGCACATTTCGTTCACCTTCGATGAGCGTCGAAACGAGCGTACAAGCGCCGTAGACCGTAGAAAGCCAGGTCAGCTTGTTGTCCAGGTACTGGATGCTATACGGGCAATCACAGCCCATCTTGGAGTTAAGCAGCGTGCTGTCAAACCGCGCCTTACCATCCGTGGTGTTGACGTATTTCAGCGTAAACATTTCAGACGGTTTGAATACAATCAGCGTGTCATACTGCTCCCCAAAGCCGACGATGTCCTGTTCGCCGTTGCCCAAAGAATTATAATTGTTCTCTGGAAAATAGCTTGCGTCGAATACATCAGAGTAGTAGCAAATACTGTTACCATTTCCAGCCACAAACATCCGGCTGTTATTACTGCCACCATAGGCCGTCATAAATTTACACTTAAGGATGGAATCAATATATTCCTGCTCCGTTTTGTAAGCTGTGATTACGACGTTGTTCTGCCCTTTCTCCGGCGCTGTCGTGAAGGTTACCTTTCCAGCTTCATAATCGACTGTAAATCCTTCGGTTACTTCTTTACCGCCGATCTCTACTTTGACCGTAGGGCTGGTGTCAAGCTTGTCCTGCGTCAGCTTGTACTCTTTACTTGCGCCGTCGCCATTGAAGGTGTTCTTCCAGCCTTTGCCCAGCCGGTTATAGTTATCAATGAGGTCAGAGTAATCGCCCGCCGGCGTGCGGTTGATAACCACATCCGGGATAAACGGATCAACAGGTTTAACCTCTTTGTTGTCATAAACGACAAATTCATGGCCGTTCAAATAATAGATATTTTTGTTGAAGTTCAGGAACTGTCCGGCGGACTCCGTAAGCCCGTCATACAGTTCTGTGATTGCTCGCGTTAACTTATCATAAGCACAAATTTTTGTACCGGCATGAACGATGACCTTATCCCGATACGATCCCAAAGCATAAATCTCACCCGGGAAGACCTCGCTGATCCACTCCTGTCCATACCTCTTGCCAAAGCTGCCATTACGCATCATACGATTGAGCATGGCCGGGCTTTGATTGCTGGTCAGGTTGTACTCCAAGTCTTGGATATTTAATCCACCTGAACCGGGGTTAGGAATCTCATAGGTCTTATACGACTGCGGTTTGAATGACGGCTGCTGAATCATGAGTAGACATCCTTAATCTTGCGTGGGATGTACTTAGTTACCGTTATCTTGGCGTTCGTGTACTTGGTATTAAAAATACTGAATTTACTTAAATCGTCATCAATGAAAAAGGCAGCCGCTAAACCATAAGGCAGCACCTCACGGCATACAGCATCCTCATAAGGCAGCTCGTCTTCTTTACTCGTTACGACCGGGCAAATCAGTAAAGGACTCTTTCCCAGAAACTCGCGGACGTGATTATTCAAGTCAAAATTTTCAGACAGCAGGACATTGATATTGTCCATGTAGTAATTGTCATAGTCCTTTGAGGTCGGCTTTTCAAACATCAAATTCTTTGTGAGTTTATAGAGTTCTTGAACCGTCATAGTATCACCTCTTTTTTAATAGAAAGAGGGGAAATCAATCCCCTCTTATGCTGTGGCTTCAGACACAACGACATCCGACGGAAAACCATCGTAATACTTATCATCGCGTTCTTTATAAGCGTAGAATTTGATCGTCTTTTTCGTAACATCGCCCAGCGGCGCCGTGTAGATTTTAGCCGACGCAGAATAGCGCGGGTCAGAATCATCGTCTGTATATTTGACTGTAAAGTTATTTGTCGTGATTGTGCCGGTTGCTGCTGCGATCGTCGGTGCAGTTGCCATTTTGGAAGCCAGCACGCAGGTGTAAACGCCCAGCGCCTTCTCACCAATGACAAAGCCGTCGCCGATGAACCGGCCTTCCATCAGATGTCCACTGATGCCCGGAGGGTTCTGATGAATGTTTGTGTCCCAGATTTTTTTCGGAAACAGCAGGCATTCCTTTTTGGCGATCATGAACTGCACGCCTTCCGGTAAATCCTGATCGGCAACTTCAATGATCGGGAAGTTTGACAGCTTGCCGACCATACCGTTAACCAGCACTTTTGTTCCCAGCTTTTCCAAATTCAGAAATTCCGGGCAGGTTACCAAAATAGACATCATTGAGGTTGGGATGTACAGATAGACATTGTTAAACGGAATATGGTTGTTAACAAAGTGGCTTTTTGCCTTGTTGATCTCGCCGATAAATGTCGACTTCGTCAGTGCGTTGGCTACGCCTACGATCTTTCCAGCTCCCGTCGCCCAGGCATGACCGACTAACTGGTCAAAGTAAGGGATAACCTGTTCTTCCAGTTCTCTACGCACTACCTTGCCAGCATTTTTGATCATGTCCTGCTCTGTGTTATTACCTTTGTCAATGGTCATGCTGAACGACTTATCTGTGCGCATGGTTAAGCGCTGCGCTGCGTCCTGCACTTCTTTCGGCGTACCGTAGCGGCTCATGCCACCATTGCGATCATAATCGTTCAAAGACTGCGTGCGAATGCTGGAAATCAAGATATCCTTAACTCCATCAAAGTTATAATCGGATGATGCCTTGTCCGCAAAGATTGATCTGCGTGTCCATGTTTCCGCGACCTTATTTGCCCATTTCTCTCTTAAAAAGATAGCCATTTTTCATTCCTCCTTTAAATTTAGCTATCAAAGCCAAGTAAAAAAGCGTCCTCGTCGTCTTGCGGTTTACCCTTGACGTTGCCCAACGCTTTTTGACTGTTGTCTTTGTTTTTGATCAGTGCAGCATAATCAGCCTTCAGTTTTTTTAGCTCATAGGCTCTATAAGCGCTCAGCATCGTTTCCCCTGCCGCCATTGACTGCATAACGTCATCCGGCAATTTCGTAGGATCGACGTCTGGGTACTCACTGACAAATGCCTGGTACTGAGCCGCAAAAGCTTCTTTTTGTGCCTTCTCTGCCTGCTGCTGTTGGGTTAGTTTGGCTTGCTTTTCCTGTTCCTGACGCTGCGTTAGCTGCGTCTTAGCCAGCTCCTGCAACACGGCTTCGTCTGTGTTCGGGTACTGCTTTTTTAGTTCCTCCACATACTGAGCTGTCGCCTGATTCTGGTTAAACTGGGAAAGTGCCTTGATATAACCGGCACGATCCATGCCCATCTCTGCCGCCATCTGATCCAGCATGGTCAGTTCTTCGGAATTCTTTAGTCCGTCGTATTGCTGACGCAGATGGTCATAGTCCATGCCTTTCTGTGCTAATGCCCGGGCTTCTTCCTCGCTCAGTTCCTTTTCTACTCCCAAGTGCTTCACGGTCAAAATGGGTTTCTTTTGATTTTCTGCATTGGTTTCTGGCTTCTGAGTTTCGGTATCTTCCGGCTGCTGTTGGGTTTCGTCCTCGCTTGATTCTTCCTCCGTAAGTTGGTTTCCCTCATCGTCATCTAAATCAAAGAGATCGTCTAAATCAATGTCGGAATGGGTGTCTTCCGGCGTTGCTGTGGTGTCCATTGTCTGATTGGTTTCCTCAAACATTGGGTTCTCCTTTCTTGCGCTTCGCGCATTGATAAATGGTGGACTTTGCAGGGCTTGAACCTGCAACCTGTCGCTTATGGGGCGATTGCTCTACCAATTAAGCTAAAAGTCCATATAAAAAGCGCGATCGCTCGCGCATGTGTTATTCCTCAATTTCGCTGACTTCTGGTGACATCATCGAACGTTCAAATCCATGAGCCGCTGTCGCCAGTAAAAATCCGAGGTACTCCCAGATTTTATTGCCGATCCGCTCCATGCAAACGGAGCAGCCAACACTTTGGTCATAGTTGCTCTTATCAACGCAGGTTGAGGTTTCATTGATTTCAAAGCCATTAACTAAACGGCATCGTACAAGCGTTGTCTTACCTCTCAACGTTGTCGGATCGACATCAGAAATAAACCGGTCGACCATGTCCTGACTTACTGATACATCTGATTTTGTCAGCTTGGGATTTGGGATAATCGGCAGGTAACGACGGTCAAACACCTTTTTAGGCACAAAATACTTATACCCAGACTTGCAGGTTACCAGCATTCCTTTTTCTCCTTCAGTAATCTTCTCTGTGCTATGGCTGGCTTTTGTTGGTTCTGCTTCAACAATTTCAATGTGAATGTACTTCATTTTCTTTTCTCTCCTTTTTATATCAGTCCAGCGTCAGCTGGTGACTGCTGCATTGCTTCCGGATCAATTCCAGCTTGCGCCAAGGCCATTGCTTGGGCTTGCTGTTCCTGTTCGATCTGCTTCTTTTTAATGCTGTCGATCAGTTTTTGCTTATTTTTAACCATGTGATCCGGGATATTTTCCAGATATGTCACTGCGTCCTGAATTACGCCTTTGGTTAATAGATTGTCCATCGTCTGAGCCTGAACCAACTCCGACCAATAACTGCTTGTTCCGATATCTACGTTCAGGTCATAGTTCATTTCGCGCAGCGCCGAAAAGTCAAGATCAATAATGCCGCCTTGCATATCATCTTCGCTTTCAATTTTTGCCTGACGGGTGCCGTAATAGGCTGCCATCATGTCCACCATGATCCGAACACTATCCTCGACAAAATCAAAAAAGTTCAGCCGCTGATTTTCGAGCGGAATCGCTGTTGCCTGTTGTGTCGCAATGATTGCTGATGTATTGTCAGGCTTAACATTGCCCAGCGCTGCGTCTGAAGCGCCCATAAAGTCGCGGGTATAATTGATGCAGGTGTCGATCAGCTGAAGGATTTGATTGCTGAAATCTGGCGTTTGCGTGTATCTGAGCAAATCGCCAGCCAAGTCCATCCGTTCGATTGCGATTGCGTCATTAACTGCATTTGTGATCTCTGCGACTTTACCAGAATCATAAAGCAGCTTAGGGAAGCCATTGTTTATGACAAAGACCATACACATTGCAAACAGCTTATTAACAAAGATTTGGTTTGGGATCAGCCCTGTTATCGGTGACTGTCCGTGATAGCAATTCTTTTGCTCCTCCCAGTTCATATAGGCGATCGGGTACAACGTCATCCCCGTATCGACTTCTTCTTTTAGGACGATGTCGCCAACAGTTTTCATATACTTCACGGCTTTGACTTCTTTTTTTATCGGAAGTCCGGTATATTCATCAACTTTTTCCACGGCTTTGTTTTCTTTATACAGCTTGATGATAACTGTACAGAGTTTATCCGTGTCGTCGTCATTTACCTGCGTGCTGTCGTTGTCTGGCTTGATACTGTCGATCTGTTCTGCATTCAGCCCATTTTCTTCAGCTTCCAGCTTCACGGATTCGATGCTGCGACGTTGGCTGATCAGGATATACGGCTGCGCCTGAACGTCCGTCGAATACGGATTACCGAACATAATATTGACAGCGTCGATCTGGTCGACTTGGATAATGCCTTTCACTTTCTGGCCAGTTTCCGCGCTTGGGTCAAACCAAAAGTAAAAGCAGCCATCGCCTGTGATTGCTGCTTCTTTTAGAATCTTCCGGGTCTTTGCTTTGAATTTGCTCTTTTCCAAGGCGCGGTCGATCTCTTTTGCGATCACCTTGGATAACATCTGCTGATCCTGATTGTCCTCGTTAAACGGCGTAATTGATATGCCAATATCATCCGACACCAGCATAGCAATCTGATAGCCGATAACACGCTTGATAAAGTTCATCACCGGTTTGTCTAGGTCTGGCGCATACACGCCTTCCCACTGTTTTCCGATGTAAAAATTGTGATTCTTTTTGACGTTGTCATATAGCTCAATTTTAGTATTAAAGCTGACAGCATCATCGTACTCTCGTTTAATCCCCTTCGGGTCTTTACTGATCTTCATTCATTCTCCTTCCGGATCGGCGGCTGCTTCGTGCCGTCAAATTTCATGAGGTTTTCAAACTGCTTCACCTTCGCTTGTTCATCAGGTGATAGCTTTGTCTTAGACATTTCACTTGCAGCTGATTTTTTCTTTTGTTCGCGATGGTCGTCACGAACGATCACCGCAACACATAAAGCAATGATCGCCAGAAAAAGCAAAAACACAAAAATCAGTGCGATCAAAACCGCTAATAGAAAATTAACCATTTCTTCCAAAATTCAGGAAGCTGTCATAGCTCCCTGCTCTCCTTTCTTTTTCTTCTTTTGGTTTTTCGTAAACCATTTTTTGTTGTGACCTGATCTGATGAGCAATTGCTAATCCCATGACCAGATCGTCGTGTTCCCCTTCGGCTGCTTCCGGTCGGCCTTTATCGTTTTTGACAAATACCAGCATTTCGCGAAGCGTGTCCAAGTCGTTGACCAGCTCCGGCGACTCTCTCATGATCGTCACAAGGTTGGCCACGATGACCGGGCGCGTGGCGCTATTGGTATTAAAACCGTACTTATCGGCGTAGTCCTTGGTAATTTTGTCGACGGACTCTCTGACGTACTGCCGAGGATATCGCAACCGCTGAAGCTCTTTGACTGGATAGGTGCTGAAATTAACCTCTAATCCAATCAACGCGGTGTTATACCACTTACCAAGGCAATACATCTGAGCGGTATATAATCCCTCGTCAGTCTTCTGCTCGCGATATCTCGCCACTTGTGCGCCTGTCGTGTTATCTAAGACATGCCCCGTAAAGTAGTCTGATCCGTCGCCTGCCGTATCACCGCCAAGCACATAAGGGCAAAGCGGGATCGGCGATTGATAGATTGCGATCTCACCGCGGGGATCGTCGACAAATTTAATGCTGCTGTCGTCGATCAGCTCGCCGAAGCGAGGATTGATATAGGTCTTATATTCAAATCTTCCGGTCCGCTCAGGCTTGCGATCTGTCAATTCGCGGATGCGTGCCATGACCTTTTCATTGTCAAATACCGGGCGGCCAGTCATTAGGAACGCTTCTTCCGGGCAGCTTGGGTACTCTTGTTTAAACAAATCCACATCGCCCGAGCAGTTTGCTTCAATGCACCAGCGCCGCCAGGTCAGCTGATCCAGCGTTAGGTTATAGGCGGCTTGCAGCTGCTTTTCTTCATCTGTCAGTACAAAACCGTCATACGGCATAGCGTATTCCGGCAGCTCGTACCAAGCAAAAAACAGCGGGGTAAATCCAGATTCTCCCGCTACTGCCTGATCCCAAAGCTCTTTAAAGTGGTCAAATCCGTTGGCTGTCGACTCAATCGCTACAAAGGTTTTAGGATCGTTCGGAACAGCTTGAAGAATACCTGTTAATGTGCTCTTTTTAGTGTTCGGCGGCCAGAACGCATACTCAGATATATGCACATTGCGGATCGTCGAGCCACGCCCTACGCCGTCCGATCCGGCCGTCGACACCTTGATATAGCTACCAAGACCCGGATTCTGAATCTTTTCCAGCGGATCAAGCGTCGGATTTTCAAACGTGATTTCCCGCGCATTTTGATTGCGCGTCATCGGCCTGATCTGAACCGGGATGTTATCCAAAAATGTCTTAAACATACCATACAGATTGGTCGTAGATTCCGTTATATGCGCTATGATCAGCGATCCTGTGTAATGCTGGTTTGCGGTCAGGTAAAACAAAAAGGCTTCTGTCAGCGTGCTAAAGCCCATCTGACGAGCCTTTAAGATAATATAGCGCATTGGCTTTCCTGCCTGAAAGTCCTTTTTAATCGCAGCGTAATACTTTTCCTGTGCCGGATTCAGCTTCAGCGGTTCCAACGTGCCTTTTTTTGTTTTGATTTTTAAAAATCTCTCAATATAATCGTGTGCTGATATCACATCTTTATACCCTCTTTATCTGATTGTAAAAAAGATTCAACGGATCCCGTAATTTCCATGGAAGTCTTATTCACGGTTTCAATCCGGTCTGTCCAGCCGAAGTTTTTAATTCCGAAGATATCGCCTGAATTCCCACGCTCAATTAAGCGATCTTCATACTGTGATTCTACTTTTAATTTCGCCATTTTGACCGAGTATGAAAATTCTTCGCGGTTTTCGTAGTCCTTCAGCATGTCTTTTGTGAAGCCTATGTAGATGCACATATCAGTTATTTTAAACGGTTTTTCATTTGCTTCAGCCGTTTCAAAATAATTGTTCAGCGCCGCTTGTAAGGCTTCTGGAGTTTCGTATTTTAAAGGTCTTCCGACAGGCGCTTTCTTTCTTGGCCTTCCAGTTTTCTTTTTCAGCTTCTTTATTTCTTCACTTTTTTTAGCTGGTTTCTTCTTTGCTGGAGCTTTCTTTTTCTTTTCTTCCGGCATTTTCGTCACCAGCCTTTCCAATTACATTCCCACAGCGGCACTCATACCAAAAGACCTTGCCGTCTTCCGTTTTGCGCTGCATGTCTTTCCTGCATTTTGGGCATTTCACATCAATCATCTCCTTTTGGGTAAAATAAAAACATGCCCGGGATTGGCATGCTTTAAGGGGTGCGACGCTAGGGGATAACGCCGCTAACAAACGAAAGATTTATCGTTTTTATGTGGCCTACCCATTAAGGCCACACTAACATAATAGCACATAAATCCTACCGACCGCGGTCGGAATTTATTTTTTTACTTTTATTTTTAATTTACACCTTTTTTAGTGTAGAAAGGATTGACATTACACCCGAAATAGTGTAATATGTTGATAGGGAATAAAAAAGGAGTGAAAGATCATGAGTTATCAAAGAAATCTTATTAAAAATTACAGCAAGTACGTCACAATGAAGCCATTACTTACAGACTTAGGTATATCTTCGTCTAATTATTACGCCTATATGGCAGGCGAAGATACACGTCTTTCGGAAGAAGCGTGTGAAAAAATCATTCAGGCTTTACAGCAAAGGCCAATTAATTATCAGCCTGAACCATATCCAATCCAAATAAATGATTGGACAGAAGAAGAATTCAACGCAAAAAAAGAAGAACTTATGATGTCGTTTGTCGAAAAAAAAGAAGACTGCGGAAATGTCGTCTTAACTGAAAATATGTTTAAGGAAATATTTCTTCTTTATCCGAACAGCTTTGATGAAGCTTATCTTCTTTTCGATATTAACGAAGAAGAGATGCATGGTAAAGATGAAGAATTCAAAAAAATCCTGTGGACTGCATATAGTCCGTGTGAATCAAACCTCAACCCTGAATCTGATCGGGAAAAGGATGAATACAGAGGGATATTAAAGTATCTTTCCTTCACCCTCGATCAGGCATTGATATACAACACAGCAAAAGAGCTTGGATACTCAAACATATCCATATCAAATTTCATGAATAAAAAAGAAAATGAATGGGTAACTATCGGCACGCTGCGCACCCTGATCGACGCTATTAGGAGGAAATCATTATGAAAATGTCATATACTCTGGATTATATAAACTCTGATAAAGTGCGGCAGGATGACATCAGAAAATTGGTCGGAATCAAGTAAGGACACCCATCTAAAGGAGAAAAATATGAAGAATACACAAGGAAAGAAAATAACAACCGTAAAACAATTCATCGCTGAATTTGACGGTTGTCCGTGGTTCAGCCTTGAGGGGCTGATTGGACTGTATAAATACTACCAAAATCAAGAATCAACGTTCTCCGAGGAAGAAGAAATCAATTCACAAGCGATCAGCATGGAATGGAACGAATGTTCAAGCGCGGAGCTGATAGATGATTACCAAGAACTCAATGAGTTCAAGGAGTGGCTCAAAGAGAATGAAGATCTTCGCGATGAAATGCCTGAAAGTGAATTCATTGAAACACAGGCTGACGCGATCGCTGATATCATAGAAGAAAATCATATTCCAGTTATTAAACTCGGTGGTTCATTCATAATTTATAAATAAAAAAGAAAAGAGACGATCTTCGTCTTTTTTCTTTACTTTAGGACTTGATTACATTTTGAGATATGCTATAATGGAATCACAAAGAGCTATAGTCGTCGCTGAAAGATGGCGCACTGCTGCAAGGTGGGAGCGACGTGGATTGAAATGGTTGTAGATTTATGTTGAATAATAAAAAAGCCTTATATCTAAGGCTTTTTTATTATTTTAATCATTTTGCGAAGAATTGAATCTACACGATCAATGACAACAGATTTTGAAATAAACAATTCTTTTGCAATATCGCTGTACGATTTCTCGTAAAAAAATTTTTCTCTAATTAGTTCTTTGTCAGAATCCGATAATTTCTGTAATACGCTATCAATCTGACTTGTAATTTTGTAAGCTACACTGTCGATCATATCTTTTTCAATCTTTTCTTTTTCCGTGATCAGAGCATTTTTCTTATCACGATATGCTCTTGCCGACGCCCTTCCACCTCTATTATCTTGATGTTTTTGGCATAAGCCTTCAAGTTCGCACATGATGTCCACTATTTTATTGGTATACAGTATTTTAATTTTTCTCTTGAAAAACTCATAACTGTAAAGGTTACGCTTAAGCTGCTCAATCTCATCTACGTTATTCTTTTTTGTTTTTGAATTCATCGTGCCGTCCTTCCTTAATTTTCTGATTATATCAAGGTATTTTTCTACACCAGCTTCATCTAGATACCTTATTGTGTTTTTAGTCACAGGAGTATCATAAGTTATTTCGATATCACTCTCATACTTATATAGTGTGGCTAAATCGTAAGGTAGATTTTTATTGTAACCAGCGCCCGAAGCACCTTTATATCTAATTACGGATGCCCCGTAATCGTTAGGAAACACAAACCACCAACGATCATAAGTATGAAATTCTGTTTCTTTATGTTCTTCTGCATAAAGAAACTTTTTATATTTTTCAAACATCGTTTTCCATAAATCCTTCCATAAAATCACGTTCCATAATTTCTTTTTCAAGCTCTTTGATTCTGCTTTGTAACGTTACGTTTTTCGATTCTTCTTTTTTCAAATCAAAATCCAGCCTGCGTATAGCGCGAAGCAATGCGTTGACCGATGCTGTTTTTTCATACAATGCTTTAGCCGCCTTTTCATTTTCATTTGTGAGCAGATCGATCTCACGGATCAATCGCTTCCGTGTTTTAAGCCATTGTTGCATTGAATATCCCTCCTTTAACCTTGCAATATTAGTGATATATTATCTTGCATGTACTCAATCATCATTTAACGCTTTCTGAATAAGGACAACTGATCGCTTTCTTCCGCTGGATACTTTTTGGTTTTTTCAAGGACTTCCTGATCCCAACATAAGCGGCAAATTTGATCAATTGTTTTGCCTTCTCTTAATTCTGTCTTACATAAATCTTTTACGGCTATATTATATTGCCACGGACATCCATCACAACCTCCCGGAGATTTATTATCAACAGCTCGTGGAAAGATACTGACTAATAAATTTCTAGCTTTCATGCGTAATATTCGACCTCCAAATGCTCACAAAGTAGCCACATAGCAAAGCACAAAATCGTTTGCACCAGATAAACTTATGTTTTAGATTGCAAAATGTGTCACCCCGTTCCGTGTACGAGAACGCACAGTTCCTGCAATGTTTATAACAACGTGGTAATTTCATTCTTCAACCTGCCTTTTATAGAATCTTCCAGACTCAAATTCAAATTCGAAATCAGCAATTAGACGGTACGCGTTGTACTTCTTATCCAACACCCACATCCCAAGTTCAATTTCATCAAGTTTTAATGGCGGGTTGTCAAAGTGTTCTTTTAATTGCTTGCGTAATTCTATATTTTCACGTTCCAGCCTATTGATTTCACGCAAGCAATCTTTCGCCATATTTACGAAATTTACTTCAAAGGTAAAAAAATTTTTATCTTTATATTTTTCGATTAATACCTCAAGATCATGTTTAACATTCATTATCTAAGTACCTCTTTCATTTATTTTAGAACCCGTTCTCTGTTCGCTTCGGCTTCTTCCTTTGTGCGGAAAAGCCAGCCACATTTTAATAAAGCTACACAGTATGAATAACTGAAACTAAATACAAAAGGATAAACACAATCACCATAATCGCAGACCCACCATGCAGTTTCACCGTCTTTTGGTTTCCACGGTAATTTTTCGATTTCATACATGAATAATTCATTAATATTAACCTCAATAATCTCAGATTCTTGCCAACCATTAAATAATTTATCGAACCATAGTAATTTACCGCCTTCAAATTTGAATTTATCCTTACATGCATTATTTGTAAGCAAGAATTCTTCTCCTTCATCAACGCCGAAGGCTTCCAGAAGTTTTTCATAGTTAATTTTCATTTTTTCCCTTTCCTTTCCACATAATCGTCAATTTTTACGGGTTCATCATCATCCCAATTTATTAAATTAAATAAACTGTTAAACATGTAAAATCCTAAATTGGCAGAACCACACCATACACAATGATTATTATCTTTGCTTGGCATTGAGTTATATACATATAAATCGCCATCACAATCCCTTGCAATGAAATTATAATTTATGCTAATTGATTTCATGATCGCAAGTTCATTGTTACTGAATTGTTTCTTTTCTGGCTTTGCTTCTTCATCAAGCCATTTCAAAAATCTTCCAAGGCAACCACTGCAATCTCCATCGCAATATGCATTGTATTCTTTGATATAACATTGGCAACATAGTATTTTAATCTGCTCCGCAAACTTTTCTTTATTTTTCATTCTTTTCCACCGTACACCGCTCTGTAATGTGCTTCGTCCTTTCTTTTTAAATTATCATTTTGCTGGCGTAATCCGAGATTTTCACGTTCAAGTTTTTCGAGATCAATTTCAAGGCGAGCGATAATAGCAGTTAAATCATCCGCTTTGTCCACTCTATTCGACACCCTTGTTACCGCTTTATAAAAAAGCTCAGCTTCTTGTTTAATGTTCATTGCATTATCACCTTCCCCAGCCCTTTTTAGGACTTCAAATGTTGTAAATCATCGTTTTGCTTTATTTTCTCCAATATCCAAGACGAGCTGCCGTTTCTTCAAACTCGTCAATGTTTATCAATTCCGGATCAATTCCGTTATTCTCTGCAATTCTTTTCGCTGCTGTCAATGGCAGAATCATTTTCTTTTCTCACCCGCAGAAGACCGTTCGATCTTTTGCTGCAATTTTTTCTGATTTCTTAAATTTGATCATTTTTCATTTTCCTCACAAATCTAAGCATACCGGTACATCCGATAACATTTTCTCTTTAGCCGCTCTGTAAAATTCTTTCTTGATCTCAAACCCATAGCAATTACGATTTAGTTCAGCGCACGCTCTTAATGTGCTTCCGCTTCCGGCCACCGGATCGATTACAACATCGCCCGGGTCGGTGTAAATCTCAATCAGCCTTTTCAAAACCGGTATTGGTTTCTGCGTTGGATGAATTTTCGGATATTTACCCGACTTATCCCATTCAAACCAATCAAGAACCATCTTCCCGCCGTTGTTGAATTTTGGAAGTTTGTCACGATACAAGACAAGCGCTGTTTCCGTTGCACCACAGATTCGCATGTTGGCTTTCAGTACCTGCGAAGATGATTTCTTAATGAAGAACAGAGGTTGTGTGTGATTGAAGCCAAACTGTTTGGCATAATCTGTGATCTCGTTCAGTTGCTGCCAGCTGCAGAAGACAATCATGCACGGCGCTTTTCCTCTTCCTTTCGGCTCCGGCCTGAGAAGCCGCGTGCAGAACTGGAAAAAGTTATAAATCTTGAAATCCTTATCCGTGTCAAAGAATTCCTTTCCCGCCTTATCACTTTCGCCATTTTTGTTGTCGCCGCCGATATACCAATCAGAACGGCTTCCGTAAGCATTAATCCCGATGTTGTACGGTATATCCGCGATGATCAGCTGCGCCCGTGGGATCTGGTATCGTTTAGCGTTCTCAAAGTGATCGTTGTATAATTCGATTTTCATTATTTGACTACCTCCAAGATAAAGCCCTTCCCTTCGCTTTCATTTCTGAAATGGCAGTTAAGCCCGTAAGCTTTCATTACATCTGTTACTTTTTTCTTGCCGCCTAACTGTATCACTCTCATCGGATTCATATACACATTTCCAAATTTCGCGAGGTGGGAAATAACATATTCATTTAAAAATATTTCGTTTTTACTCATTTTTGGAGGAATGCAGTCACATATTTTTTGATCATATTCAACTGGCAGATTCACAGCAGCCTTTACTTTTCGCCATGTCAAAATCGTACCGTTAAACCGTCCCGATGCAATTTGCGCGAATGTATTGTAGTTAATTCCGCACATTCTGGCGAATTCTGCATGATTCATTCCTCGCTCTCTTTCATACTCATAAACAAGTTTGATATTCTTTTCATACTGCTCTTTTTTTATCGTATATGCCGATGAAGCCATCAGTATTTCATCCTCTCTATCGCTTTCCGCTGCTCAAGCAGCGTACTCTGTGCATAAATCTGTGTTGTGTCCAGTTTGCTGTGACCTAAGATGGTCTTAAGGTCAAAGTAATTACCACCTGCCGCCAGATATTGTTTTGCAAACATGTGCCTGAAAGCGTGCGGGTGTGCGGAGTCCAACGACACCTTAGCCATCCCGGCCAGCTTCTGAATCCGTCGCCAAATCGTTGAATCGGCATACATCTTGCCAGTTTCAGGGTTATAGATGATCGGACCCGACTTGATTTTGTTTTTCCGGCAATACGCTTTCATTTCCCTGAAAAGCTCTTGCCGGATCGGTACGTCACGGGTTTTTCCTTTGTTGGTCACCCGGATCGCCTTGTTGTGATTGGTGCAGCGTTCCAAATTTTCAACGGTAAAATATCGTAGTTCTGATATTCGGATGCCTGTGTTTCCAAAGATTTTCATTGCCATATACGTTTCGGCATGATTCACTATTTTCTTTCTCTTTTTTTTGCTTGTTTTAATCTCTTGATTTTTCTTCTCCGCTTGCTTCGCAAGAAGGCTTGCCCTGCGTAACAAACGCTCATAGTCAACAGGGCTGATCGCATCGTCAAACGATGTGGATTGTATCTTGAGCTGCCCTACACACAAATCAGGGCTTCCGAGCCAGCACAAATATTTGTTGGCAACGACCACAAAGCTGTTAATCGACGATTTTTCATAGCCTGACGCTACAAGATAATCCCGGTAGTCCAGCATTTTTGCCTTGGTCAGCTCATCGGCCGGATCGAGATAATCGATCAGCTTTTGGATGTCACGGCGATACTTGTCTAACGTTCTTTTGGTCAGTTCATCTTCACTCCGTACCGCCGTTAAAAATTCGTCGAGCCGTTCTGCGAGATCGTTTTTTTTCAAAACGGCATCACCGGCCAAAAATACGCGCCGTCATAATAGGCGACATTGTTATTGACCATGTCCTTGATTGCGTCCTGTACCGACTGTGTCGGCCACTGAAGGACTTTACTTAGGCTCTCGACTGTCCTATACCCTTCGCGCATTTTAGTCAGGATCACAGGATTACGATCCTCGCAGTCCTTGTACCGCTGCTCATATACTTCATTCGGATCAATGCGTTCAAAGTTAAATCGCATAACCACAACGCCCTCCTCTGGATCATAGTGATCGTCTACAAGGTCTTGCGTTAACTTCATGGCGCATTCGTTGCATAGCACCAGTTTGCCTTGATACGTTTTACACACATGCCATTCGCCACATAAATCACAAGGCAATTTATATTTCTTGCTTGTCATGACTGTTCCTCCTCTTCAAGAGGTGGCAATCCTGCTTTCTCACGCTCCATGTAGGCTGGCAGTTCATCCACGCGAATTTGCTGATCTCGGTAATTTCTGAAATTCTTAGCGCTGAATAACGTTGATGGTTGGAGATAGCGATTCATAGTGTTCGAGTTTTCCCACTCAGCGACTTTTTTCTTGACGATTGTAAAAAAGTCTTGTGGATCGAAACCTTCTTGTAATCGTTCCTGTGCATACTGCGTGCAAACGGGATCAGTTGGCGAGAAATTCTTCTTTGCCTTGAAGTTGAGATAGAAAATCACATCTCTGACAAATTCTTCAATCGTCCGGCCGGACATCTGTTCTCCGAAGAACACGTATCGAATTTCGAATTCCGCATTTCGAATTCCGCATTTCGAATTACGAATTCCGAATTCCGGTGACTTTTGCAATCCGTTGATTTCATCTGATTTCAACTCTTTATTTGTTATTTCCGTCCGATCACCGCACAAACTTTCATTGATTTCATCTGATTTCAAATGATTGTTTTCTTCATTCACTTGATTTCTTCTGGCTTCATCTTCTTGATTTTGTTTTTTTATGATTTCTTCTTGTTGTTCTTCCGGTTTTTTGTCCGGATAAACGTCCGTGATCGGCTGCGGAAATTTAGGTTTTTTGCTGCGAATCTGTTGATGATTTGCCCATGTTACAACGCGCAAATACTCCCGATCCTTAACTGTGTAAAATTCGATCAGACCTGCCGCTTCCAACTCGCCTATGTTGTTGTAAAATTCTTCGTCGCTGATGTTCGCTGCGATCAGCGGAAAGCAGGTATTTTTAATAATTTGACGGCTGCCGTAATAGCAACCGTAGTCATCACATTTGACGATAATCCGATAAAACAAGCGCTCCGCTTCGGCGCTAAGTGCCGCGAGCGTTTCGCTTGTACAAATACTTTCTTTTATAATTCTGCTGGGCATGGGTCACCCTCCTATCTTTGCGTTGCCATAAACTGCTTTATTTAACTTGTTGATCACCGCTTTGTACTCGCTGATTGACAAACTTTCCTTTTTCATGATGTCGAAGACCTTTTTAACGATCTTATTCGTTTTGTCTTCTAAATCAATTTGAGCGCTGACAGGTTCTTGCTTTGGCATGGCGTTTCCCCTTTCCGATAAATCACCGACTCTTCTGTCCAATCTGGATCGTAGAATTTTAAGTAACTGATCGCAAAGCGGATCATGTCCGCTCGATCGCTTGTCTGATCCGCTCGTCTGTGGCACTCACGGCATGCACAGACGATATTGCTTGCAACACCTAAACCTCCTTTGGATCGCGGAACTACATGCATTTCAGGAAGACCTGGAGCGCCGCAGAAGATGCAAGTACCATGATCTCGACCATAGACAACCTTTTTAACTTTTGGAGTAATGCTGACGGCCTTCGCGCGGGCGCTGGACGGCGTTTTGCGCAGCGGGGTCTGTTGCCTGTACTCTCTTAATGGACAGCCAGCGCACACCGTTCCGGCTTCCTCTAGCGGAATTTCAGTTCGCTGTTTCGAGCAGTAGAAATATTTTTTGCCTTTCCGGCTGCGCAGCTTGCGACAGATCATGTTATTCATGACTCAATAACCTCCTGAATGTTATCCATCGCCTGCTGTAAGGACTCCAAGGCTTCTTCCAGCATGTTCACGGCATCGTCTGCCTTTTCATAGCGTTCGCTGCCTTGAAGATTTTCCGGCATGTTATCCCGGTACTCTTCTTCTTGATCTTTGCAGCTTTCTAAATCTTCGTAAACGCTGGCGATTAAATCGTTGATTTGATTGAGTGTGGCGCGGCGCTGTTTATTCATCTCTGAATCCCTCCATGATTTCTAAAATCGTTTCCGTGTCATCGTTCGCAGACCAGTATTCCGACTGCTGAGCGACGGTTATTAACCCGTTAGTGTAGTAATCAGCCATCAGGTTAAACATGGCTGTAAGGCCATCTCTGGGCGTTGCGTAACGGCAATATCGTTGGCCACATTTAATGCCTGCGGGATTGTTATAATTGATCCACAGATTGGATTTACCCCATCCGGTTTCTAACGCAAACCGCGCGGCGGCGTAGGCGGAGGATATGTCAGCATCCTCAGCCATTTGATCAAAGACTTCTGCCGGGATACCTGTGCGATCCTCAAATCGTTTGCCTGTCCCCGGAAAGGGATGGTAGCTGACCACAAAGTCAGCGGTATAGGCAGGATCGGTACTTGGTAAGTCGGCAATGTAGATAGCTCGCGGTGGCAACGAATACTCAGTTTCTGCCATTGAGCGATTGCTTATTGGATAAGCTGAGATCAGGGTCAAGCACATCGCCGTAGCCATCAAACTACGCAGCTTTTTCATCGATCCACCAACTTTCCGAGGGCGGCTTTGCGAACGTGATAATAACGGTTCAAATTGATTAGCAAATCAACCAGCTCTTGTGCCCTGGATATTTCGTTGATCGCGAAGCAAGCGTCCCAAACGGCTAAATTTCGAAGAAAATACGAGCAACTTGGATCAGATTTACTTCTGATCACGATTCTGACAAAATTTTCTTCTATCGTGACTTCCACGCAAAGATCGGAATTTAAATCTTCCAAATTACGCAGCGAATTCATTGATATATTGAAGTTTGCTTTTACAATCGGAACGAATACTTTATTTGTTGTCATTTCATTTTCCTTTCCCGGTATATCTTCTTTTTCCTAAACCGTAATAATCGACGAAGCACTCCGTCGGAATACTGGATACGACTGGCAGCTTGTTAGGATCAACGTCGTAAACTTTTTTCAAATTCCTTATGATCGAGCAAGCCGTAGCATTTGAAACATCCAGAATTCTTTCAACGTGTTTTGACCTCAAGAATGGCTTTTTGAGCAATTCTTCGGTTGTCATTTCTGAGTCTTTTTTCAGACGAATGATCTTTTCTTCTGTCATGTTTTCCCCTTTCGTTAGAGTAAGAGTTTACTTATCCTTTCTTTTTTTCCGAGGGCTGCGCAGCGCATGCAGCCATGAAATTTGACATCGCTTCAAGCAGTTTTGGGATGTCGGTCGGAATCTGTGATGCGGTGTTTTTTGCAAATTCTTCAGCCTGAGCCTTGGTCTTTTCGATTTGTACTGTCATTTGATGTTCACCTCCTTGTTATCTTTGATTACATTATAGTAATCTATGAATTACTTGTCAATAATTTTTGTTATCTTTGATAACTTTTGCAATTGCCTTTATCTTTCGTTAGTGCTATTCTTTTTATGGGAGGTATCAAAAATGAACGAGCGAGTTAAATTATTAAGAAAAAAACTAGGGTTAACCCTAGAAAAATTCGGCGGTGAGTTAGGCGTTACCAAAGTCGCTATTTCCAATATAGAAAGTGGCAATCGCAATTTAACTGAGCAAATGATGAAAGCAATATGTAGAACTTGGAACGTTAACTATTTTTGGCTCAGAGATGGTTCAGGTGAAATGTTTATGGAAGCTCCTGAAACAATTGTAGATGAACTTGCTGATGAATATAAACTTTCTGAAGTTGGTAAAGCGCTGGTGAAGTTTTACGTTAACCTCGATCCTGCGCTGCGCGATCTATTTGAAGCCGAATTACAAAAAACATTCCAAATAAAAAAGTGAGGATTTTGCTTTCCTCACTTTTTTATGAATTCTCGTATAGTCTTCCAATACAGCCTTTCCAAAAATTCTTGATTGTCGATCCGCTGAATCATTTCTATTATGTATTTTTTTACTTCGTCCAGCTTCATCTGCATTCCCTTTCTAATTTATTTACCCCAAGAATATCATAAAAGCCGAAATTTGTAATAAAATCACATAATTTGTCCGTGTACACGGACAAATGCAGAAATTCAACAATTTTATTTGATTTTTCGCATACTTTGTGATTATTATTATAAATTATGATATTATAATTTTGAGGTGTATAACATGAAAGATTTTATATTCTGTGCGGTTTGTTTCTTGATTATTTTATCCATTATCTACAAGCCTAAAAACGAATATGAAGTAGCTTGCCAAGTGCCAGATGAATACCAAAAAGGATGGTATACAATTGATCGAGACTGCTATGAGCAAAAAGGAAAAGAATTTAACCATCAATTCTCATACAATCCCAAAACAGGCGAATATACCTTCTTGGTTGAAGATGGTGTTTGGGGATACTACGGTTATCAATATGTAGAATTGAATAATGGAAAAGAAGTTCGTTATGAGTTCTATGATAATGATACAGAATATCATTGTTCAATCGAGACTTGCCCAAGAGAAGTTGACATTATGGTTTCTGTTATGAAAGATTGCGCTGATAATTTAATGATTCTTGAAGAGTGATTATGAAGAAGATAATTACTCTTATTATAATACTTTTTGTATTTAGTACTGCACCCGTTTTAGCACACCCAGGAAAAACCGACGGTAACGGATGCCATACGTGTCGAACTGACTGTGAAAAATGGGGCTTAGAATATGGCGAATATCATTGTCACAATGATGGTGATACTAGCTCCTACTCGGTTCCTAGCACGCAAAACAATAGTAGTTATAGTAACAACTCATCAAGTAGTAGTTCCAACTCATATAGTTATTCAAAAGATTCTGATCCTGTTTATAACCACAAAGATAATACTAATTCAGAAAAAGTAAGTCCTGAATACTTTGATGCAAAGAAACAAGGCGTTATATTCAATACCAAAACTGATTTTTTCATTGCAATAACCATTTATACCGCTATTGTCGGTTTTATTTTGCTTATATTATTTGATAGACATTATGCAGCTTATGAAAAAAATTGTAACACCGAACTGAAGAACGAAAAGCAAAAGCTGTTAAATGAATATAACAATAAAGTTCAGAATCACGATAAATCCTACAACCTCAAAATTAAAAATCTCAACCAGGTTATAAAAGAATCCGCAGATCAGAAAGTTCTTGAGTATTTGTTTTCTCGCTATAAAGGACAGAAAAATCCTTATACAGGTAAAATCATCGAATCTGTAGATGATATAAAAGATTATCTTGAAAGGTATAAAGAAAATCACAAGGATGATTTTATCTTATAAAGAGATTCTACTTTTACATCTAATATATTAGCGATCCTTTCCAATTCATTGAGTGTTGGGGATCGCTTTTCGTTTTCTATATCGTTGAGTCTAGTTTTACTTATGCCCGTTAACTCAGACAATTTTCTCAGTGATAGACCTTCTTTTGTTCGTGCCTCGTAAACTAATATTTTTATCACTCGGTTATTATAGCAAGACACACCATAATTTTCCTTCATATGTGTCAATGGTAAATTCCTTATATTTCCATGCAGACAGACGAAAAAAGACGAAAATGTTCTTTAAACTATGCAAATAAAACAAAAAAACAACTAAAAAACGCTTTATTTTTGAAAATTTTTAATATTTTTTAGGCTTCTTATATTCCGCTCATCTGCTCCATTACGATTTAAGCCCTTAACAAAGGGCTTTTTTATTTCATGGCACGATTGTGGCATGATATTTCTAACCTTATTATATATAGGCAAAATAAAACACCCCACCCTCCGGCATTGGAAGGTGGGGTGTTTGCTATTTAAGAGGCAGCTGTTTGACTTTTTCCAGTGCTGTTTTGACTGTGCCATTACCGCCGAGCGCTTTATAAGGCTTGTTGAGCTCCTCAAGCTCCTCGAGGTCGTCGGTGGTCACGTATCCACGCTGGATGATGTAGGTACACTTTTGTATAAGCCTATCGTGGAGCACGGCTTGGACACCAAACTTCATATTTTGGTTATCAGCCAATACTTTTTTAAAATTTTTTTGGATCGTCTTATAGAGCATTGCGAGGATGCCAACGATACAAGTCCAGCCAAGCTCCATGATGTGCGTAGAGATAAACTCAAGCATTAGGCTTACTCCTTATTAGACAGCTGCTTGATTGTCTGGTTGAGGCCGGTAGATGCCCAGCCGGAGATCGCGCCGATCATAATGGTCTGCGCTGACCAGTCGCCGGTGGCCAAAGGCGCAAGCGTCGCACCAACGAGAAGCATCGTGGCCGGGATGTACTTGTCTGGATAATGCTCCGTAGACTTGAGGGCCGCGCCGATCGCATAACACGCAGCCAGCACCAGTGGCATTAAAAATTGAGTGATAATTTCTGTGATTTCCATTACATTTCCTCCTCTAGTCCTTCAGGACTGTAATCCCATAATTTACGGCACAATCATGCTCAATTCGGCACCCCCGGGCATCCTGCCACCCCGGCGCAAAGTAAGCGCAATCTGCGTCCGCAAGCATCCAGAGTGACTTTGCCAGGTACTGCAACGGTTTAGCTCCGGGGCCAAAGTCGTCGAAGTAGGTGTCCAGGACCTCATGATCTCCGATAGATGTCTGGATTTCTTCGATAATTCGGTTTCGTTCCATGAGGAT